CCCATACTGCCCAGAAGGTACTATGTACTTCCTGAACACTAACTACTTGTCGTTGTACATCCACGACCAAGGTTCGTTTGTGTTTACAGGCTTTGAGTCCACACTTCCTAACTGGCAAATTGGTTATGTTGGTGCTGTTTTGATGATTGCTGAGTTAATCAACGTCAAACCAAAAGCCATGACCAAGGTGACTGGCTTCAACTACCTCTCTCTGTAAGGAGTAAACCATGTCATTAGCAGCAAACAAAATCCTATTAGCAAATGCCGCAACCAACACAGCAGGTGCATACCTGCAAGCTGTTGCTCTCGGTAACGCTACAGCGACGATTCCAGCTGGCTGGTATCAGATGTTGGCTACAGCTAACGTCACCATTGAGATGAACACCTCTACCAACTTGTCTTCCCCAACATGGGTTGTCTCGTTGGCAAACAACACAAGCGGTGTGATTTTCTCTGATGGCGCTAACTTCCGCGCTAACGTCTTGGCTGGTACTCCCACTATTACGTTGTACGCAACCAACGGCGGTACAAACGCCTCTGGTACTTACAACTCTTAATAGGGAACAACCATGAACGCGAATAACGTAGGGAATTTGTACCCTAACAACTTTGGCAGTTTTGCTGTCTGCGCTCCAACTGAGCCTATCTACATGGGCGCAACTGGTAACGCAGTAGCAACTCTTGCTCAAAGCAACAATACGTCATTCATCGTTCGCCGTGTTACCGTTGCCAAAGCAAGCGGCAGCGTTGCTCTTGCAAACGTGACTATTCTCACCAGCAATGATGGGAATACATCGAATGCAGTAACCAACGCAGCCGCACTGACGACTATTACGGGTTCCACCAAATTCCAAGACCTGCCTCTGTCTACAGCGGCAGCGTCTACGGTTTATTCTGGTTCCTTGTATGTGTACATTGGTACTGCGGCAGCAGCTAACAACTCTGTTGAAATCACGGTTTACGGTGACGTTGTAGCACTATGAGTGAACTCATCTATGTAACGAACCATAGTGATAAAGAGCTGGTCATGGACTTTGCTTTTGAAAACTATGTGTTCCCCGTAGGCAAAACAGTTGGGCTTTCTGAAAAGGCAGTCAAACACATTTTTGGTTACGGCGTAGATAACAAAGAACCGTATCTGGCCCGTTTGGGCTGGTTACGGCTCCACAATGAATTAGAACAAGCATTGGAGAAGCTGGCGAAGTTTGAAATTTCGGCAGAGGCTCCGGTGGAACAGAACCGCTCGTTACCCTCGGCGGTCGGCGTAGTACCCTTGCGTGTTGAAAAACGCGCCGGGGGAAAGTCGTCACTCAGGGCAGCTTAATATGGATGCCAAATGGCTACTCTCTCTTCCTACATCACGGAAGTCCAGAGACTGTTGCATGATGCAAACTCAGTCTTTTGGTCTACGTCCGAATTAACGGATTACATTAACGATGCGCGTGAGCGTGTCGTGAGAGATACTGGCTGTTTACGCACAATCCAAGCAAGCAATACTCCCCTAGCCCCCGATGGTACGGCGGCTATTTCTTGGAATGCCGGGACAACAGTTACTGCTGGTCAGTACGTTTTTTCCGGTATTTTCATTTACCAAGTTGTGACTGGTGGGGTACTTCCGGCAGAAGTGCCTCCATACCCTGACGCAACAAGCGTTTACCCACCTTCAAGCAACTTTTTTGTTGGCTCTATTGAGTTGAGCTATGCGGCTCCGTGCGAAATCATCCCTTATGCGTCTTTGCCACAAGGGATTAGCACATTGGATGTGGTCAACATTAACTTGTTCTGGGGCAATAGCCGCATTCCATTGCGCTATCTCCCTTGGACAAACTTCAATGCACAGTTGCGCTATTGGCAGAACTACGTGGGTCGTCCTGTTTGCTTTAGCGTGTACGGTCAAAACCAGATTTACATTGGCCCAATCCCAGACCAGTCATATCCTATTGAGATTGACACTGTGATTTTGCCGCAGCCGTTGACATTATCTAATCCAAACGTCACTGACGTTATCAATGACCCATATACAACGCCAGTAGCCTTTTATGCGGCCTACAAAGCCAAGTACAAAGAACAAAGCTATGGTGAAGCTGAAATCTACAAACAAGAATACCTCAAGCACGTTAATTCTGTGCTGAACTCGGTGTTCACACGCCGAATTCCTGACCCCTACTCTTCACCCTACTAATCATGGCAGCAGCAGAGCAGAAAAAATCTTATTCTGTTGTCAAGAATTTCCGTGGTCTAAACACCAAGGCGAACAGGACAGCGATTGACGAAGAGGAATTTTCGTGGATTGAGAACGCCATGCCTATTGGCTTTGGCAACATAAGAATTGTTCCTGCTCAAAAAGCTGTACTAGATTCAGGCAATGTCGCTGTCTCTTTTGCCAATACTGTCACGTACCTTACGTCTGTCAACATTGGATTGAATGACTACATTCTTGCTTTTGAAGACAATGGCAGGTCTGAGTATTTCAATCTAAATACGTCTACAAAAGCAAACGTAGCCGTATCAGGTACGTTTTCTAATACTGGCGTTAGCACTGCTCAGTACAAAAACGAGCGCGTCATCATTGGCGACCCAGATAAAGGCTTGTTTTCTTGGGATGGAAACAACGTAGTTTCTATTGGCTCTCTTGGTTTCATTGCAATTACCGAAAAGGGAACCGGCTATTTAACAGCGCCTGACGTTGTTATTTCTGCCCCCAATGACTCAAACGGTGTTCAGGCCACAGCTACAGCCACCATTACTTCTGGTGCTGGCGGTGTGCAAAGCATTCAAGTTACTGCTCCCGGCTCTGGTTTCACCTCAGTCCCAACAGTAACTATTGGCGTTCCTGACGTTGTTGGTTCAACTCAAGCGACTGCTGTTGCCACAATTTCAGCAAATACGGTTGTTGCCATTAGCGTGACAAACCCCGGAACAGGCTATCTGACTGCTCCATCTGTAACAATTACAGGTGGCGGCGGCTCTAGCGCGACTGCAAACGCCACTCTTGCAGTTGGAACGGTTAACAGCATCACCATTACAGAAGCTGGAACGGGCTACACATCCCCTCCGACTGTGACCATTTCTGGTGGTAGCGGAGCAAATGCCACCGCTATTGCTGAAGTTGTTACGTTTAAGACCGGCACAGTCAATGTTTTGATTACTAGTGGCGGCTACAACTACACCAACGCAGCTAATTTAGTTGTGACTATTGGTGACGGTTCTGGCTGGACTACTCGCGCAACCGCGCAGGGCATTATTTCTGGAAACGTGGTTTCACAGATTGTGATGACCAACAATGGCGCTGGATATACAAACGCATCCAACATTACCGTGACCATTACGGGCGGTGGCGGCACTGGAGCAACGGCAAAAGCTGTCGTAAATACAGACCAAATTGTTGACGTAGCCACTTTTTCAGGCCGTGTTTGGGTTGCGGCAGGGCGTACTGTCTATTACTCCGCTGCGGGTTCTTACAGCGACTTTACAAGCGTTTCTGCGGGTTCTTTTGTACTGACTGACGCTACTTTGCACGGCAACATTCAGTCGTTAATGTCTGCAAACAACTTTTTGTACATCTACGGTGATGACAGCATTAACGTATTTTCTGACTTGAGGGTGACAAGCACGGGAACAACGCTGTTTACCAACACTAACGTCAGTGCATCTATTGGTAGCAAGCGCCCTTACGCCATCTTCCCCTACTTCCGGTCTGTTCTGTTTATGAACGACTACGGTATGTATGCCCTTGTGGGTTCTACAACCAGCAAAATATCAGACCCTCTTGACGGTATTTTCCCGTATATTGACTTCACTTTGCCAATCACAGCCGGTCAAGTGCTGTTGAACAACATCTTGTGCGCTGCATTCAATTTCACGTACAACGACCCTTCTGTTGGCCCAAGACAAGTCCAAGCGGTCTTTTTTGAGAAAAAATGGTTCCTAACCAGCCAAGGAAGCCTAAATTATGTGACTTCTGCCCCTGTTGGTGGACTTATTAGCTTGTATGGAACTGCTGACAAAGCCCTTTACAAGCTATATGCAGACTCATCTGCAAGCATAAATAGCAAAATTCAGACCGCTTTGAGTCCTCTGAAAGACCCAATCAGGACAAAACAAGCCCTTAAATTTGGCGTAGAAGCGACAATTAACTACAGCGCCACATTCAACATAACCGTTGACAGTGAAAGCGGCTCAAGCCCGGTCTACACATTGGAAAACGGCGGAGCAACTTGGATTAACAACCTTGGAATAACAATCCCTTGGGTAAACAATTTTGCTCAAACTATCGGATGGTTAGCTACTTCTGGCTATTCCCTTTATAAGTCAGATGCACAACAATACGGGAAGTATCTCGGATTGACGATGACAAGCAGCGACCCGGCTTTTACAGTAAACACGTTCGAGATGGAACACGAATTGAGAGTGAGGTTCTAACATGGCAGTACCGTATACCTTTGGCAACTCGACTACGGCAATCCCGCTGTCGCAGCTTGATAGCAACTTTGCTACAGCGATTACGCTTGGCAACACCGCTATATATCTTGGTAATTCAACATCATCTGTTGGTAATTTGACGCTCACAAACGTCACTATCAGCAGTGTGTCAGCCGCTTTAACCCCTGCACAGGGCGGAACTGGATTGACAACTACTCCCTCAAACGGAGCATTGTTAATTGGTAATGGTTCAGGTTATTCTTCAGCGACATTGACCGCTGGTACTAACGTGACAATTACCAACGGTGCAGGAACAATCACTATTGCCGCTACTGGTGGTGGTGCTTCAACTTCAATCGGCCTAGTTCGGGCTATCGCAATCAACTGCATTCTTCCATAAGGAGTCATCATGGCAGCAAACACATCCCCCATTTATTCCATCGTAGGCGCTACCGATTCGGTTGCAACGAACAACACAGGTCTTGTTGTTGGCCCAACAGCTAACACAGCTCAAGACGGTACAGGTACGTTATACAAAGCGTTTACTGCTGGTACAAACGGTTCTTACGTTCAAAAGATGCGTTTCCGTCCCGTTGGCACTACTGCTGCAACAGTATGTCGCGTGTTTATTTCATCTTCAACATCAACAAGTTCATCTGCAACTTGGTTGTATGACGAAATCACATTGCCAGCCGTTACCTTATCGCAAACAGCAGCATCAAGCGTGTTTGAATTGCCTTTGAACTTTGCGCTTGACCCAAGCTACTTGTTGTATGTAACTTTTGGAACATCAACAGGTACAGCAGGTAACGGTTATTCCATCGTGACAATCGCCGGAGATTACTAATATGTGGAGAGAATCAGACTCTTGGTTTGAGATTCAGTTTTCTGACAATTCTCAAGGATTTGTTCATTTGGACGAAAACGGAAGTTGCATTGGCGTTTATCGCGCTGATGGCACTTCTGTTGGTGACGTTAATGTTGAATACACATGCGTCAATGACAATGCTCAAGCACCTAACTGGTTTGTTGCCTAATTATGTTTGTACGCCAGAATCAGCAACAATTTCGCAACAGCAATGCTGATGTGCAAATTTTCTATGGAGATGGCACTGATTCAAGTGTCCTCTATAGATACCTAAAAACATGGAACAAACCTCCGGGGGTTAGCCATGTTTACATGATGCTGATTGGTAGTGGCGGTACTGGTAATGCAACTGTAGGCGGTGGCGGCTCTGGTGCTGTAACGGTTTGGTACGGGGCTGCTCAGCACGTTCCAGATTCTTTATACATATATGCTGGAGCAGAAGGAACCAATGCTCAAAACACTTATGTTTGGGCAAAGACATCTAATGCTTTAACAACAAGCAATTACCTTTTGAGAGCGCAGTCAGGAAACTCTAACTCTCCGGGAGGGGCGGACACTTCAAATCAATTTGCTGCTTCTGGATTTTTTCAGTCAGTTACAGGTCAAGCAGGTTCTGACAGTTCCGACCCCGGAGCTTCATCAACTACTTTTTTGTCTGGAGGCGTGAACACCGCAAGTGGTGGCGTAACAATTACAGGTAACTATGGTTACAGCACAAAACTTGACGGTAGGTTTCAGTTGCAACCAATTATTGTTGGGCTTGGCGCGACAGTAAATTTAGGCATGACTAAAGGAAAAGCAGGGTTGGGATGTGGCGGAAGCAGTGACAATTCTGCAAATGCAGTTGGCGGTCAAGGTATGGTTTTAATAGCGAGCTGGTAAATGTCATATCCTATAAATTACCCAACGCCTCAAGGCGCAAACATTCAAATCTTCAAAGAAGGTGGCTCAAGTTCGGATTGGGTCAAGCCGCAAGGCGCTTCTTTTGTCTGGTTTACTTTGATTGGTGCTGGTGGAAGTGGAGATGGAGCGACAGGTGGCGGCTCTGGTGCTGTTACTAACTTCATGGGGCCAGCGTTTTTAATGCCTGATGCTTTGCAAATAAACGTAGGTAAAGGGCAGCTTCTTTCCGCAGGAACTGCAACAACAGTTGTTTATCAACAAAAAGATGGCAATGGATACATATTGCTAAATGCAAATCCCGGAGAAGCTAATGGAGGTGCTGCTGCTGCAAGTCCTTCAAATAATTTTTCTTGCATGGGTTTTTACCAATCAATAGCCGGACAAGCAGGAGGTGCGGGAACTATAACAGCGTCTTCCACAACATTTCTCGGCGGGGGAGGTCAGACATCTCAGACTATTACTGGAAATTATGGATATTCTGTAAACCTTACAGGTTCAAATAATAGCGGGATATTTCAAATGCAACCGATTATTGTTGGAGTTGGAGGCGCTGGAAATGGAAGAGCTGGTATTGGTTGCGGCGGCGGCATCGGCGGCTCCACTAGAAATGGTGGAGATGGAATCGTAGTAATCATTACATGGTGACAAGATGCTAGATATTTTCAATATACCAACACCGCAAGGCTCAAACTACCAAGAGTTCTATGGTGGTGGTTCTACCCGTGATTGGATTAAACCCCGTGGCGCATCTATGGTGCGAATGATGCTTATTGGAGCAGGTGGTGGTGGAGGCAATGGCACATCTACTGTTGGCGGAGGCGGCGGTGGGTCTGGAGCTATTACTTCTTGGATTGGCCCTGCAATTTTTATTCCAGATGCCTTACAAATTTATATTGGAAAAGGCGGAGTAAGCGGAACTTCTGGAGAGAACACAACTGTTGTTTGGCAAGGGCCAAGTGCTTCTGCTGGTTATACGCTTTTGATTGCTCAAGGTGGTTCATCTGGCGCAGCAAGCGTAACTGCTGGAACTGGTGGCGCAGCAATGACAAACAACAATTTTGGCGCTTCTGGTATTTTTACTTCTATTGCCGGTCAAGACGGAGCCGCTGGTAGTTCTGCTGGTACAGGTTCATCTATTGCACCTTCTACAACTACCTTTTTATCTGGTGGCTCTGGTGGAACTGGCAGCTCTGGTGGTAGCGGCTCTTATGTGGAAATCAATTACGGTTATCCCATTATTGGAGGCGTTGCATCAGGCGCAAACAAAGGTCAAAACGGTTACTTTATTAAACAGCCCATTTTAGTAGGTGCTGGCGGTACTGGAGGCACAACAACTACTACTATTGGTGCTGGCGGGGGTAACGGTGGCCTTGGATGTGGCGGCGGCGGTTCTGGTGAAGATGGAAACGCAGGTGGTCGCGGCGGCGATGGCGCAGTATTTATTTGGTCTTGGTAAGGAGTTGTAATGAGTACACAAGCATTTACACGAACAGGTAATACTGTTGTTTTTACGGCTGCTTCAACAGCGCCAAGCCCCGTTCAAGCTGTTTCTACAACGCTTGGAGGAAACAATTACCGCATCATCAACAGCGGAAACGTCACTGTTTTCTTGGGATACGGTCAGGATGCGTCAAACGCAACAAGCAACTCAGCGATTGTCACAACGACAGGAACGGCTGTTCCTCTTTTGCCGGGTACAGATGAAATCTTGTCTTTTGTTCCTAATGCTTATTTCACCGGGGCTACAAGCAGCGGCACTGCCAATGTGTACATCATCCCCGGAGATGGGATGTAATCATGTTAAAAACAGTTAGCTCATTCGGAAGCAGTGGCGGCGGCTCTGGAACCGTTACGCAAGTAGATACTGGAACCGGGCTAACTGGAGGCCCAATTACGTCTACTGGAACCGTTGCTCTTGCCAATACAGCTGTCACAGCAGGTACTTATGGCAACAGCACAAACGTCCCTCAGATTGTTATTGATGCCCAAGGTCGTATTACTAGCGCGGGTAACGTAGCCATTTCCTCTGGAGGGACTGGCACAGTAACAAACGTGGCTACAGGTACTGGTTTAACTGGTGGCCCCGTCACTACAACCGGCACAATTTCTCTTGCAAATACCGCCGTTACCCCCGCTTCATACGGTGCTGCAAACATTGTTCCTACTTTCACTGTTGACCAGCAAGGTCGTCTGACTGCTGCTGCAAACGTAACTATTGCCATTGCCAACACGCAAGTGTCTGGTCTTGGCACTATGTCAACACAAAACGCGAATGCGGTTGCCATTACTGACGGCACAGCAAACTTGACTAGCGCCAACGTAACAACGGGAAACGTAACAAACTTCAGTAGTTCAAACGTGTCAATTACTGGTGGTAGCGTTAACGTGCAAACAACAAACCTGACAAGCACAACAAGCTCGTCAGCTACGTTTGCTACTGCTAGTTTGCCTCTTGTTCCGGCTGGTTACATTCAACTTGACTTGAATGGAACTGTTGTAAAAGTACCTTATTACGCTGTTTAACATGGAATTTCAGTCAATAGTTAACCTTGCCGGAGGCGCTATTTTGGTGGCTGTCGGTTGGTGGTGCAAAGAAATATGGGATTCCGTCAAGGCTTTGGCTAAAGATGTGAAAGCCATAGAAGTTGACTTGCCTACCAACTACGTTCGCAAGGTAGACATTGACGCAAGACTAGACAAGATTGACAACGTACTTGAGAGAATTTTTGACAAGCTGGACGACAAGGTAGATAAACAATGAACATGGAAGCCCTCTCCTATGTAAAGTTCGGCGACAAAGACGGACTAGGAGAGATGCTGTTTGAAAACGGTGTTCAGCACCTTTTGTTCTATCAAATCTTGGCGGATAGCGGAATTCTTATTCCTAAGTACCCGCTAATAGATGCAGACCCGTCACAGCTAGATGATTGGCTTTTTGTTCATAACCAAGAACATCAAGCATTGGCTAGTCTTTTGAACTTGGATAACCCGTTTCAGTTGTTAGATGCTGACTGGAATGTGGAAGATGACTTTTACGATTGGATTGGTGTGCATCAGACCATCCATGAACAAATCGCTGCGGCGTTAGGAGTTTGATATGGGATTAGGTTCTTTAAATCCGTTTAGAAGCAGCAGCCCTCTAAATCCCGGAAAGATTGTTAGTGGCATTGCTGGAGCTGCTGAAGATGTCGTAAAGAGCGTAGGAAATGAACTTTCTAATCTTGAAGACTCTGTAAAAACAGCATTACAAAATCCTATAGTTCAAGTTGCTCTTGCTTACTACGCCCCCGGCTTTGGAGAGATGATTGCTGCCGACTTGGGTGTTTCTCAAGCGGTAGGTACAGCTATTGCCAAAGTAGGTATTCAAACAGCAAGCGGTGTACCTCTTGAAACCGCTATTCTCAATGCTGGAGTTGATGCTGGTGTTAGCGCGGGTGTAAAAGATATTTCTCCGGAAGTTCGTAAAGCATTTACCGACAATCCCGGACTTGCTGATGCAGTGACTTCTGCTGGCGCTTCTGCTGTTTCTACTGCCGCTAAAGGAGGTTCTGGTGATGACACATTGAAAGCTGCTGTCGCTGGCGCTGCTGGCTCTTCTGTCACTACGGCAACTGGCGACAAAGTGTTGGGTGCTGCTGCTACTGGTTACGCTACAGGTGGTGTACAAGGCGCTGCTACGGCTGCTTCTGGTGCTTTGGGTACTGAAGCTGCTGCTGCTGACAAAGCAAAAACAACGACTCCCGGAGTCAAGGTTGCTGGCCCATTAGACATTACAGGGTTCACATTAACTGCGGGGCAAGATGCCTATCTGAAGTCACCTCTTCCCGCTGGTTACGCTCTTGCTTCTACTCAACAGGCAGATGCAGGTAAAGCCGTAAACGTAGAGCTTCCATCTGGTCAATCTGCATGGGTGATTCAAACATCCCCTGATGCCAAGCCATTACCAGCCGCAGCTGTTGAAGTGAAGCAGGTAGCAAACTTTCCACAAGTAGGCATCGACTTTTCCACAACAGACCAAAACGTAGCAAGCAACTTATCTGCCATTTTGAAAGTCAATCAAGGCTCTCAAGGTCAGGCTTTAGGTGGCACTGGTTCTTATGGTTTGACAAACGTACCCGTTTCTTTTGTTGGTCGCTATGGTGACCAATCTGTTTTTGAGACATCCGGTGGAGATAGGTTCTCCCTGATTAACGTGGGTGACCGCACAGGTGTGCAAGACAAGTTTGGGAATGTGGTTTGGGTTGACCCAAAAGTTTCTGCTGAATTGTCTAACGTGGCTACTGTTGCAACGGAAATGGCAAAAACAACTGACAAGCCAATTCCTACAACTCCAACGACAGAACAAATTTATCAAGAATCCGCATCTGACGTTACCGCTGGAGGTGGTGGTGGTGGCACAGATTCTGTTGTTGTCTCTGATAAAAAACCCGCAGGTACAAGCACAACAGCGGCTGGTGGAGTAACTACTGGTGATGTTGGCAAAACAAGTACGGCTGGCGCTTCTGGAGTCACAGGAACTACGGCTGGTGCTGCTGGTTCCCCTACTTCTGGTGCGGCTAGATATAGCGATGCAGACATCAAAAACTATGTTTTAGCAAACATAAACAATCCTGCTGACATTGCTGCCGCCGCATCAAGAGCAGGTGTTAGCGTGGATGATTTGTCTCGCGCTGTTGGCGTTTCTGTTGACGCTGTAAACAAGTATTTTGGCGATGCTGGAATAGCTGCTCCCGGCGGAACTGGAGGCGGGGGCGGAGCTGGTGGAACAGATACTTCTGGAAGCACAGGTACTGGCGGAGGCACGGGCGGAGGAACTGGTACTGGTGACGGAACTGGAGAAGGTGAAGGTTCTGGTGAAGGCTCTGGCGGTGGTGATGGTGGATTTATGGGAGGTGGATTTGGTGGAGGCCCATCAAAGACTAAAAAGAAAGATGAAACTAACATTACCGTCACTTCCTACAAGTCGCCCCCACAACCCGCAGCTGCTCCTGCGACAATCACTTCTTTGGGCGCTGGCCCATTGCAGCAAGCCTTGACAGCATACCGCCCGGCTGGTGAAATTGAGGATGTTTCTACAGGCAAAAAACGTGAAAATGTCTGGAATGAATCTTCACTTCGTTTGAAAGACGCTTTAGGAATCTGACATGGCATCTACAGTTAAAAAACTTACAGGCATGGGACGTAACGTCCGTCAGATTGCCAAGCTCTTGCAAGCAAAGGCCCCGTCTGGGCACATGCTGGCTTACATCAATGAAGAAGAAGCCGCTCTGCTAAAGGCTCGCGGAGGTAAAGGTACACCTCACGCTGATACTGGCATCCCTTCTTTTGCTCCAGAAGGCGGAGACACAAGCTACGGCGGGTATGACATTCAAGGCGGTCAGGATTACGTTCCTTCAAGCGAACCAATTACGCCAATGTATGACATCGGTTTTGGCGCAGACACGTACTCCCCACAACCAACTGTAAGCAGCGGGTCAGGTATGGACACGCAGCTCTCTAGTTTTCCAACTCAAGTAACTGGCCCAACAACTCCTGATGCAGCTCGTCTGCAAGAGGCTGGTGGTCGTCAGTTAGCAGAACTCACCGGACAGCAAAAAACAGAGACGCCCGGCGAAGACAAAGGCATGTCCAAAGACACAATGTCTCGCCTTGGTTTGGCTGGCGCTCTTGGCCTTATTGGGGCAAGCACGGCAAAAAGGGCTGCTGCACAAGGTCAGGCTGGCGCGGAGCAAATGAAGCAAATGGCTGCTCCGTATCAAAAGCAAGGCGCTGAACTCCAAGCTCAAGCTCAACGTGGAGAACTCACGCCTGTTGGTCAGCAGTCGATGAAGGCTATGCAAGCTCAGTTGGCTCAAGGTATTGAGAAGCGCGGTGGCGTTGGTGTTGCGCAAGCACAACAGCAGATGGAACAGTTCCGTCAGCAGTTGTTGGCGCAGCAGTTTGACTACGGCCTCAAGTTGTCTGGCATTGGCGACAATATTGCTCTTGGTGCTATCAAGACTGGTTTGCAAGCAGACCAGTATGTAAACCAGT